GTTAGCACCCCGATTAGCCGCTTTGGATCGCTTGCCTTGAGATGCTGCTTGGCGGTGTTTTCACTGCAATCCATCTTGAGCTTGACGTACTCAATCAGGGCCGACCGAGAGATATACGGCGCCCCGTTATCGACCTCTGCGCCAGTGTCGAACCATGCGGTTGTGATGAACTTCTTGAACGAAGCCAGCTTCGATTCCTTATTCGTCTCAGCCGGCGGGTCGGCCTTGACCAGTACGGCTGATCCTACCGGCTCACCATCTTCATCGTACCAGCCGTTAATGTGGACTATACCCAAATTGGCATAAACCGGCTTTGCCTCTTCAGCGTCCTTGGACTTGCGCTGGACGATCTGCATGGGGCTATCGCCCTTGGCCGGGACGATACTAATTTCAATTTCGAGCGCGCCCTTCCATGCTGACGAGCCGCGAGCCCGGTGCTGAGCCTCTTCCGATACCCCGGTGTGGTGGACCAGAATGATGCTGCAATCAAATTCCATCATCAGGGCGTTGCAGGCGTCGATCATGGTCTTGGCGTCCTGTGCGCTGTTCTCGTCGCCATTGAGGAAGCGATGCAGCGTATCGACGACAATGGCCTTGGGGCGCTCTGGCAGGCCTCTGACAGCCTCGACCACCCGGCTGTAGCCTTCAGCCGTGTTAAGGTCGCAGCCAGCCTTGCTGACCCACATGTTGAGATTGCCGGCCTCATGGTGCTGGAGCCACGCCGCAATTCGCGAGCGCATGCCGTGATGGCCCTCGCCGGCAAGGTAAACCACAGCGCCGGGATTGACCTTGTGCCCAAACCAGTCGGGCTTGCCCGCAGCGATGTGCAAACACCAATCCAGCACGGCAAAGGTCTTGCCGCCTCCGGACGGGCCGTGCACCATGATTAGCGCCCGGTCTTGCAGCCAATGCTTGACCAGCCACTTGATCGGAGCCGGCTTGGTCGAAAACTCATTTGCCGGCACCAGCCAATCCGTTACCGGCGGCTGGAGCAGGATTTTGAGATCGCCGCCCTCATTAACATAGTCGTTGGCATCGCCCTGCACCGGCATCGTAATCGCCCGTGCGCCGTATTTGGCCGAAGCTTGATCGGCATACTTCTGCCCGGTGCCGGAGGCATCGTTATCGGCGACAATGACGATGTCCTGACTGATCCCGTAGCGGTCGCGCAAATGCCCTGTCACTGGCACCAGATTGGAGGCGGAATAAGCCACGACGCAGGGCCGGCCCATGATCTGGTGGATTGTCGCAGCCGTGGCAAAGCCTTCAGCGACGTACAGGGTGCCGGGCTCGTCCATTGTCCCCAGCATCCAATAGCAGCCGCCGGTCTGCCCGCCGCTGTGGTAGAGTTTGGAGCCGTCGTCAGAGATGTACTGGATTGAGGCAATATGCCCCTCTGGCGTGTACAGCGGCACCATAAGGCGTCCGTCGCCGGTAATGCGAGCGCCGTGAACGTCTATGCGCTTCCTTGCCAGATAGGGATGGCTAGGCTCAGCCAAGGCCCCATCAGCCCAGATCGTCTCAACCGTGTCGGCTGCAACTTCCCGCTGGCGCTTTATTTCTGCATCGCGGAGCCGGACGGCCTCACTAAGCCGGCGGGCGTGGAGCATTTGCTCTGCATCGGTAAGGTTGCGGCCAATGTCGGCTCGGAAGGTAACTTCAACCCCGGCCCGCCAACAACCGAATCGCCCGGCTGGGATGCCGTCTGGGAAAATGATGTACCAGCCGGTCTTGTCGCCCTTGCCCGGCGTGCCCCGCGCTCCAGAACGGAAGCGGTGCAGTTTACCGTCAATTTCGATGCTTGGCGGAGGCGCGATTCCCGCCGCTTCCATTGCATTTGCAAGCTGTACTTCCACCGGCTCTGGTTCAATTTTAGTAGGCGGGGACCAAGGCCCGCCGAGAATATTAGACAAATCAGCCATGCTGCACCTTTCTAACTTAGGTTCGGCTGTGTCGCACAAAGTCGTTGACATTGGCAAGCGAGAATGTAGGCTTGCCTCACCCAGCGACCGGATCATCCGACCGTTGGTTTGGAGTACATTGTTATGGCTATTTCGCTTAAGCGCACTGGCGCGTTCGCGGCCAACGGCGTGAAGCTTATTGTCTACGGGCCATCAGGTGCCGGTAAGACATCTCTGATTAAAACTCTGCCCAACCCAGTGATTCTCTCGGCTGAGAGCGGGCTCCTCTCGATCCAAGACAGCAACCTGCCGTACATCGAGATTGCCTCTATGACCGACCTGACGGAGGCATTCGAGTGGGTGTCGAAGTCGGACGAGGCCAAAGGCTTCGACTCGATTGCGCTCGATTCGATCAGCGAGATCGGCGAAGTTGTCCTCAATTACGAGAAGAAGATCGCCAAGGACCCGCGCCAAGCCTACGGCGCACTGTCCGAGCAGATGACCGACATTATCCGCGCGTTTCGCGATCTGCCGGGCAAGCATGTCTATTTCAGCGCCAAGCTCGAAAAGAGCCAAGATGAAATGGGCCGACTGATGTACAACCCGTCGATGCCGGGTAAGTCGCTAACTCAGGCATTGCCGTACCTTTTTGACGAAGTGCTGGCCCTGCGGGTCGAGCGCGATGCTGAAGGCGTGGCCCAGCGCGCGATCATGTGCGACAGCGACGGTGTCTGGCTCGCCAAGGATCGCTCCGGCAAGCTGGAAGCGTGGGAGGCCCCTGACCTTGGCGCCATCATTGGCAAGATTGGGGGTGGGCAGTGATCGCCACCCTCGACAACTACTCCGCCCTATGGGTCGAGGCCAAGGCCCGCGAGGCCAAGGCCATCAAGGACCGGCGGGACATCGAGGATGAAATGATCCGCCTGATGAACCTGCCGGAAACACTGGAAGGCACCAAGACCGAAAAGGCCGGCCAGTTTGTTGTCAAAGTAACTGGCAGGATCAACCGCAAGGTCAATGGCGATATGCTGCAAGAATTGGCGGCTGAGCATGGCCTATCGGATCATTTGACCAGCCTGTTCCGGTGGAAGCCGGAGATTAACATGGCGGCGTGGAAAGCGACCGACGCTGCTATTACAACGCCTTTACTGAGGGCAATCACTTCGGAGGCCGGTCGCCCTTCGTTTTCAATTAACGCGCAGGAGTAAATACGATGGCATTTCTTGGTTCAACTTTTTCCGTCAACGAGCTTCCGCAGTCTGATCGTTCTTACGACCTGCTGCCGGAAGGCTGGTACACTGCCAAGATCACCGAAGCCAAGCTCAACCCGACCAAGAGCGGGACTGGCGAAAAGATCGATGTTCGCTATGACATTGTCGGCCCCAGCCAGCAGGGCCGCGTCATGTTCTCGGCTATCAATATCCGCAACCAGAGCGCTGAAGCCGAGCGCATTGGTCTTCAGCAGCTTGGCGAAGTCATGCGGGCAATCGGTCTTGATCGCATTGAAAACACCGACCAGTTGATTGGCGGCGAACTGCAAATCAAGGTGCGGGTCAAGCAGCCCAGCGAGCGCGATAAGTCCGCTGGTTACGATCAGTCTCGCAACGACATTGGCGGCTACAAGGCGTGCGAAGGCCGCTCTGCTCCGCTGCCGTCTGCCGCTCCGCAGGCAAGCCCCGCTCCGTCTGCGGGTGCAACTCCGCCTTGGGCTAAGAAGTAATCAAGATTGTCGCCCTACGCCAAGGACTGGGGGCACTCGGTCGAATAATGGTCTGGTTTACCGGACGGGCGCACCAAGGGTTTGTCGCACTAGCGGCACGGTGCCGGGGGACACTAGGACTTTTCCCCCACCCAATTAGCGAGGTTATATGACTAAGATACCAGAGCCAATGCACCAGTTGGTCGGCCTCATTGATGCCCACCACGAGTCGCAACAGTCGCATCCGCGCGGCCACTTGGGATGCTCATTGCTTGGGCACCCCTGCGACCGTTGGCTCTGGCTATCGTTCCGCTGGGCGGTTCAGGAGCAGTTTCCCGGTAGGGTGCTGCGCCTGTTCCGTCGCGGACATAATGAAGAGCGCACCATCATTTCCGATCTGCGCGCCATTGGCGTTGACATCCGCGACACGTTTAATGGGCGCCAGCGCAAGGTTGACTTCGGCGCGCACGTTAGTGGTTCTATCGACGGCATTATCGAAAAGGGCCTGCCTGAAGCGCCTAAGAGCCGGCACATTGCTGAGTTTAAGACGCACTCGAAAAAGTCGTTTGATGACCTCGTCAAGAATGGCGTCGAGAAGTCGAAGCCGCAGCACTATGTGCAGATGCAGGTTTACATGCACGGCACAGATATTCGCAAGGCCGTTTACATTGCCGTCTGCAAGGATGACGACCGGCTGTACTCTGAGCGCATCGAGCTAAACAAGGAAGTCGCCGAGAAATACATTGCCCGTGGCCGCAGGATTGCGCTGGACGCCCGGATGCCTCCGCCAGTTTCGACGGACCCGACTTGGTATCAGTGCAAGTTCTGCCCGGCCTATTCGCTGTGCCACGAAAAGGCGCCGACCAAATTCGCCAACTGCCGCACCTGCGCGCATTCGACACCAACTGAGGCATCGACTTGGCGGTGCGAGCGGCATGACGCTGACGGCATCCCAGAGGATTTTCAGCGCACCGGGTGCGACGACCATGTGATCCACCCCGATCTGGTGCCGTGGGAATACGAGGGCTCCGACGATGGACTGCATGTAACTTGGAAGATCGACGGGAAGGACATCCTAAACGGTCCGGGCGGTTACAAGAGCCGCGAGATTGTCGCCAACCCAGCCGCATGCGGCTCTGAGCAAGTTGAAGCCGTTAAGGCGATTTTTCCCGATACTGAGGTTGTAGGATGACAAAAACTGGCCCGAAACCACAAAAATTTCATGAAGAGTACAGCCTTCTTCCAGAAACTGGATTGAGAGCCAAGCAGCTTGGGCTTCCATTTTATTATACTGGCAGGTCATGTGTTAAGGGGCATATTTCACCAAGGTATGTAAGTTCAAGCAATTGCACTGAATGTATTAAGGAAAAAAGAGCAATTGTCGGACGCAAAATGCGGGTTGGTGCTAAGTTTAAAAATCAAAGCCAGAGCGAACTGGCGGTAAAAGCTTTAACCGATGGTAAAAAAACATACATTGGTCAGCCATGTCCTGCCGGACATACTGAGCGCCGCGCAACCACTGGCAATTGCGTTGAATGCGAATCCATCAATGCCCAGAAACGAAAAGATAGGGCAAAGTGGAAAAGGGTCTTTGACCTATACGGCCTTACACAATCAGATGTTGAGCGGATGATTGTGAATCAAGGTAATCAATGCGCGATATGTTTAATCAGCTTTGATGAGATTGGTATGCATATCGACCATTGTCATACAACGGGCAAAGTTCGCTCATTGCTTTGCAGCCGATGCAATCAAGCTATCGGTCTTTTTGAAGAAAGCGCGGTTCGCTTGGGCCAAGCTATGGAATATTTGAAGGCGCACAATAATGCTTAGGCCATATCAACGCAGGGCAATTGATGACATCTATAATTGGTTTAGGGCCAATCCAAGCGGTCACCCGTGCCTTGTCTTGCCAACCGGCGCAGGAAAGAGTCATGTTGTCGCGGTTCTGTGCAAAGAGGCGCTACAAGAGTGGCCTGAAACACGCATCCTGATGCTCAGCCATGTTAAAGAGATTTTGGAGCAAAATGCCGAGAAGCTGCGCCAGCACTGGCCGAATGCGCCGATGGGGATTTACTCTGCCGGTCTAGGGCGGCGCCAGCTAGGCGAACCGATCACCTTTGCCGGCATTCAGTCCGTCAGAAGCAAGGCGTGGCAAATCGGCCAAATTGACCTGTGCATCATTGATGAGTGCCACTTGGTTAGCCACAAGGATGAAGGCGGCTACAGGACGCTCCTTGCTGAGCTTCGGACTATCAATCCCAGCATGCGGGTTATCGGCCTGACGGCCACCCCATACCGGCTTGGGCATGGCCTGATTACCGACAAGCCGGCGATTTTCTCTGAGCTAATCGAGCCCGTGTCGATTGAAGAGCTTGTGTACCACGGGTATCTTTCCAAGCTGCACTCCAAGGCGACCGAAAGCGGCTACGACCTATCCGGCGTCCACAAGCGTGGCGGGGAGTATATCGAATCTGAGTTAGCCGCCGCAGTTAACACTGATGCCCAAAATGCCCAAGTTGTTGACGAGGTCATTGCCCGTTCCGGCGACCGGCGGGCGTGGCTATTTTTCTGTACCGGCGTTGAGCATGCCCGCGCTGTTGCCGCGACCTTGCGGGACAAAGGCATACCCGCAGACTGCGTTACTGGCGACACTCCGAAGGCCGAGCGCGAGCGGATTATCGCTGACTTTAAGGCTGGAAGGCTGCGGGCGTTAACTAACGCCAATGTGCTGACGACCGGGTTTGACTATCCAGACATAGACATGATTGCCATGCTGCGCCCCACCATGTCGCCCAGCCTTTATGTCCAGATGGCCGGTCGCGGGATGCGGATCAAAAGCCACACCGACCACTGCTTGGTTCTCGACTTTGCCGGCGTGGTCCGCCAGCATGGCCCGATTATAGCTGTCCAGCCGCCCAGCAAGGCCGGTACAGGCGAGGCCCCAATGAAGGCGTGCCCGGAGTGCTATGAACTGCTCTACATTAGCGCCAAGGAATGCACGGCCTGCGGGTATGCCTTCCCAGCAAAGGAGGAGGATGAGGCGAAGGTTCTCAAGCTCCACAATGATGACATCATGGGGCTGTCAGCGCTTGAGATGGAGGTTAAGGACTGGGTCTGGGCTAAGCACATCGCAAAGGCCAGCGGGAAGGAGATGCTCAAGGTCACCTACTACGGCACTGCCTTATCCGATGCGCCTGTTACGGAGTATTTAACGGTGCTGCACGATGGCTACGCCGGCCAGAAGGCTTTGGCGACGCTGCACAAGATTGTTCAATCAAGCGGCGCAGATGTTACCGAACTTTCTTGCCTAGAAGATGTCGCGGCCAGCTTGACTAACGCAGAGCCACCGACCAGCATAAGCTTTCACAAAGACGGCAAGTTTTATCGAATTGTAAGTAGGAGTTGGTAATGCCGCGTCACCCGAAGCCGCAAGGACTGATTGATTACGAGCTTTGGCTTGCCAAGGGACCACCGCGATACTGCCACAACTGCGATCATTACGGCGCCGATGGCAGATGTTTAGCTTTCGGGGTTGCCATTCCGCTTGATTTTAGCCAAAATCCAGACAGTTGCCCAACGTGGGAACAGGAGTTGCCGTTCTGACCGACAAGCCGCCAAGTGAGCATTGGGAGCAGTGCCAAGTCGTTAGCTGGTTCCGCCGCAAATATAGCCCAATGCGCATCTTTGCCATTCCCAACGGCGGATGGCGATCAAGGGCGACTGCTGCAAAGCTGAAGGTCGAGGGCGTCGTGCGCGGCGTCCCTGATCTGTATGTGCCAGAAGTTAATTTATGGATTGAGATGAAGCGCCTCAAGGGTGGCAAACTGTCGCCAGAGCAGCGCGATTGGGGCCGCTATCTTGGCGAAATAGGGCACACCTTTTTAGTGTGCAACGGCCATGAACACGCCATCGAGCAGATTGACGCATTCATGGCCGAGCGCTCTTAATCCTCCAGCCCTTGCTCGACCATTTCGATCTGAGCCCGCGTAACCCGCAGGATATGCTCTACATCTGACTTGGGTATTTCGCGATCTGAGCGCTTGCACAGTTCGTCCAGCAGGCGCTCAACGCGCGATAGTGTTTTCATGCTCATACCTTTTCAACCTTTCTGCCGGCCAAAGCCGCTTCTCGCAAAATCCGGGGATGCTCGCGCCATAGGGCTCTTAGCAGGCTGTCTGACATAAGCGCCATTGCAATCTGCTCCTGCTCTAGGGACGACATGGCATTAAAAGTTTTAGACTCTGACATACTTCTGTGCCTTCTCCATCATTTCCTGAGTGTCCAGAATATTCCTGCCGACTCGCCAGAACTTGCCGTTGGCGTTGAACGAGCCGTCCATATTGCAGCGATTAACCGGGAAGCGCTCGCGCCGCAAAACGTCGGCGGCTTCCTCGCATTCGCTTTTGTGCCTTGTTGCCTCAAACTGCCGGTGGGCCACCTTGCCCATGCGGCTTAGGCGATTCTTAACCGGCACAAACTTTCTGGCATACGAGCCGGTCGCTTCCAGCCAGCGATCAATGGTCCCAGACCATAGGACGTTATAGTGGCGGGCTAATTCGGCCTTCGTCATGGTCGGAGCCACGGTCGCAAAGTCGCTTGGGATTTGCCTAGCATTGTGAGTCGTGCGCCGGCCCTTTTCGTTAACTGTGACATGGTGGCTGCGCAGCGCTGCGATGCGATTCACCGATGGGCTTTCGCCGAATTGCTTCAGGACAAGCGACCGAATGTATAGCGCGCTGCTACACTCCTTAACCAGCGCTCGCGCCATTTCCTCTGCGGTTTGGTACTCCAACTTTCACTCCTATTGGCTAGATGATGCCCAAACCATATTCCCAAAAAAGTGTTTGACAAGATAAAATTGCACAGGCACTCTCCGGGCATCAAAAGTAGTAAGTGAGGTTTAACATGGCATTTGAACGTCATAGCAAGCGTTGGTACGCACCGCGCCCGTCATGGGGCCGTGGCGCCACGATCAACGGCAAGCCGGCATGGCAGGTTGCGCAGGAGCGCGCGGAGCAGATGAAGGGGAAGACCGATGCGTGACTGGATCGCACTATTTATAGTCAGCGTCGTTGGCGTCGCTGTCTGGATCGCATTCACCGTGCCCGACATTGGGACAGAACATCTGACAGACGAGGATTGGCACGACCTATGACTGACAAGCAAACACCGCCCGACTGGGTGCTGCTCGAAGCTGCGAAGCGGAGTGGATGCTCCGTACTGGTGGCTGACTACATCCGTTACAACATCTACGAGGATAGCCGCCCGTTCCGCGCCCTCTGCGACATGATTGAACGCTACGAGAAGCCGCCTGTGGATCGCAAGGTGCTGTGTGCGCGTGAGGCTATGATCGGATGCTTGGTGCCGATGAGTGTCGAGAATGCGGAGAGTGCAATCATCCGCGCCATCGAACTCTGGGAAGAGGGGTTTGGGAAATGAGCAACCCGCACGTCCACTGGTCGCACAAGGAAGAGAAGTACTGGATCAGGGATGGTGATGACATCCTCTGGTTCGATGGTCCACTGGAAGCCAAGGAAGCCGCACTTATGTTGGAACGGAAGCACACCGCGCAGACCGAGCGCGCTGCGGTCGCAGCATGGCTGCGCCGGATCGGTAAGCCCCAGTTGGCTGACGCCATCGAGCGCGCGGAGCATTTGAAATGACCGGACCAGTGACCGTAACGCAAGCGGATCGTGAGGGCTGGCAGGAAATGAAGCCCATCGCCGAGTTTGACGCTGCCATCGCCCGCGCCCGGATCGAAGGTGCCAAGATGGCACTAGAGGCGGCTGCGAAGGTGGCGGACCAACGCGCCATAACGCAACGGGCGCTAAAAAGGCCGGAAGACTGGCCGGAGGGTGCGTGGAACGCTCGCCAAGTTGGCATCTGCAATGCGCTAGAACTGACCGCCACCGCCATCCGCCAGACCGACCCCGCAGCATTGAAGGGAGAAGGATGATGCCCATTCAATCGACAAGTTGGTCTTGCAGGAAATGTCGCAAGCGGTTCCGCTCATTTCGTGACGCCGAGGACTGTGAAATTGGCCACATCGCATCGGAAGTCATCACCGACTTTCGGGAAGCCCTTAGCGCGATCTGCAATAGCGAGCCGAAAAACAAATCCCCAAAGGAGCGTCTAAAATGACCCGACAATACTTAGCCGCATACACCGGCCCGACCCCAAGCACTGGATACGTTGGCTATGTCAACATTAGTCTTGCCGAGGACGATGTTGTGGTCACTGTCCGGCCCGAAAGCAAGGACGGCGGCGGGGCCGCAGTCACCAGTATTCCTGTAGTTGAGGCGCTTCCAATGCTTGAGCATGTCGTGTGCCAATTGAAAGCACTTGCCATCCGCCAGATCGGCCCCGCCAGCTTAGGAGCAGAGTGATGAAACGACTTTGGATGGCCTACATCGCGCTTGCCAGCATCGCCGAAGGTCTAGTCATGCTGGCCCTGCTCGGCAGTCAGCCGCGTGGCTATCGGATGAAGGCGTCAATACGGTTTGCGCAGTGGAATATGCATCAAGAAGCCACCCGCCAGAAAGGAACCGCAGATGAGTGACCTGATCGAAGCGATGGCGCGGGCGGTTCACGAACATCTGTGTCGCCGCGACATTATGCAATACCTCGACAACCCGGAAGATTGCGAAGGCCTCGCCACCGCAGCCCTCGCAGCACTGCGCGAGACGCACCACCTTGTCCCTCGCGCTACCGGGGATGATGGGGAGTTGGTTGAGCGGTTGCGCTACACATACGAGCATGGGATTTTCGTTGCCGCAGAGAACGGTATGCTGGCTGGAGCGGATGAAGCCGCCGACCGCATCGAAGCCCTGATCGAAGCCGGTGACAGGCTGGCGGTGTAGCTGACCCGTACTGACAAAAATCGTGACCGGCCTCATCCGAATTCTCTTGCGAAAGCCCAGCTAATGAGGAAATTTCTCGGCAAAGAAGCCACGGAGGGGTGTTTCGTATGCGAGCGACGCGCGGGCAGGTCACGTCTTCTTTACTCGGGTCATGTAGTGGAACCGCACGCATGCTGGCGTGTTTGCGTATCGCGCACGTGAGTTTGTAGCGTGACGTATTGCGTCACCAGTGCCTTGCGTCTAAGGGCCGCGCGCGCGGCGAGCACGGGACGGTAGTCGAATGTACGATCTGATTGCGACATTTGGTGCGATCCTTCTTGGTCTGGTTTCGCTCGTCGTACTGACCGTATTCCTCAGCGTTTTGCGCAGTGGTCCGGGCGAGATAGCCTATCTGCGGCGCAAGGATTACGGCCTCAGATCGTGGGTGACCGGCGCTCTGCGCAAGCCGGCGCGAGGCGCAACGATGCGAGAACTCGAAGGCATCGAATTGAAGTCGCGAGGCGGAACCCTGAATTACGCCCGCCGGACGCGCGCGCCGTCTTCCGAACTCCTCTGACTCCCGGCCATTCGGGGGGTAACTGAGTTTTGGGGCAGGCAGCATCACAGGTACTCCCGTATTCGTTCCCGACTAGTGGCCAGGCCCCTTGGTCTGGTGCAACGCACAACTATGCGAGTTGGGTACCGAACGTTTCAGGGCATCTCTCGTTCGGAGTGATCGACGGACGAGGGAAATGTCACTCGGTAAACCAGCATTGCGACGCCGGGGGCACGCGTATCGTCGTCGTCCATTCCCGGCGCTCGGCGCAGGACTTCCCGTTGCCCGGCGGTCTATGCTGGCATTTACCTGATGGTGAAGCGCCCGTGACCCCCGCACTGCGCCACTGGATATGGGTCAACTTTGGCTTTGATGTTTACGAGTGGGAACCTGAGGAGATCAGGTTTTGACTGAGGATGACATGGCACTTCTTCTTGGCAGACGCCTCTTGGCTGACGCAGATAGATTGAGGCTTTTTATGCCCGATTGCCTAGCCCGGCTTCCGCTGGAATGGCGGGGCGCGGAATACGAAGTGCAGATTTATTTAAAGTCTAGCGAACCATCTCAGGAGTGACCATTACCCGGCCCACTGCGCCATAGTCGCGGTGATAGGTAATGGCCCAAGCTGCTCGATCTGCAATCCAGCCGCCCCGCGCTGCGTAGGCATCCCTTGCCGCCAGCGTCGGGTGCTGGACAACAGTCACCCCGTTGTATTCCTTTTCGTCGCGGTGGTGGCGATGCCCGCAGTGAATTTCGCGGCGCTTGGTTGCACCCCAAATCTCAGGGAACTGCGCAGCAAATAGCAGCGGCAGGGCCTCGTTCTTGACCTTGTGGCCGTGGTGAACGCCCAGCATTACGGTGCCCCACTGGTGGCAGTAGAACGGCAGTGCAGAGTTATCGACCGTCAGGCGCGGCTCGTTTTCGTAAACCACCGCCATCATGTCCGAGAGCCAGCCGGTGCCCTCCTCGTCGTGGTTTCCTTCAGCGATGACCAGATGCACCGTATCGTGCCGCTCTAGGGCAATGCGGACCATCTCGCGGATAACCCGGATCGCCACGCGCCTAATCTTGGGATAGCGGCTATCAGCGTCCAGAACGTGGCCGTGGGCAGGCGTCACGGGAGTCTTGCCATCTGTGTGGAGAAAGTCGCCTTGGATGTTAATCACCGCGTGAGATGCTTTGGGGCAGGCATCAATCATGTACGCATAAGAGCGCATCAGGATATTTTCAGCGATGTGCAAATCCCAGTCTTCGCCGCCTTCTTGGTGCCATGCGAGCATGCCCAGATGATAATCGGTGAAAGTGTAGAGATTGCACAGCGCTGCCTCAGTCAGGGCTGGCCTAGCCACGGCGGCAACCGGGTTAATGTCTTCCTTCAGCGCATCGACAGCGTCCCGCAGTGCCTCAAGCAGGGCCTCATGGCGCAGGCTCGACTTAACCCACTGTCCGGTCGGCTTGCCCTCGTCATTGTAGTAGGTCGAGACGCCCTTGACGACGAAGCCGTCCGGCACTGGCTTGACCATATCATGCTGGGGCGAAAAGCCGCGCATGGCAGCCCTCTTCTGGACCCGCTCCCTAGCTTGAATGATGTTTCGCGCATTTACCCCAAGGGCTCTTGCCGCCGCTCGCGTGCTGCCATGCTCTCGCCAAGCAAGCAAATATTCGCGCTGACGCGGAGTCGCGAACTCCAGCAAGCTGTCGTCAAAATATGTCATGGGTTACCCCCTATTCGGCGTAGCCGTCCTGTTTTAATTTTTGAAAGTATTCGTATGTCGCTACTGCGCCGGCTGCGTTGTCTGTGCAGATGCGCAGGTCGGCTTCGGATACCAAGATGGCGCCTGCGGGCAGGTCTTCGCGTGAGCCGGAATCTTGATTTTGGCCGGCGGAATGGGCTCCGCTGCCACTATGGTTTTTCCGCACCCGGTTAGCAGCGATGTAGCGATCAAGGCTATCGTGAGCCGATGCAAGTTCCTTGGCATGGGTTTCCTCTGCAATATCATTGGCGCGCTGGTATGCGGCCTTTTCCTTCTCACGCTGAGCGATCTGAGCCTTGAGGTTGACCTCGCTGGCAGCAAGGATTCGAGCCTGATCGTTTCGGCAATCCTCTAGCGCGTCCTTGGTGCTGTTTAGTCGCCATGTCTGGACGCCGAGCGCAAGGGCCAGTGGGACAACGGCAATCAGGATGCGGTAGCGTTTGAACAGGGCTAGGGCCGCGTCTAGGGCTATGGCGATGGGCATTACTTCGCGTCCCCTTGATCGCTAATCTCCACGCCATCCTTGCCGGCCCGGATCGTGCGCTTAACCAGCAGGGCGCCAATTGCGGAAAGAGCGGCCAAAACTTGAGCGTGAGCGGCCAAGGCGAGATAGAACGAGTTTTCCTCGTTACTGCGGTTGAGATAGACGCCAACTGCGGCAAACACCGTGAAGACAGCGGCGGCGCCCCAGAGGGCAACCAGCGCCCAAGCGCGCCGGCCATCAGGCGCTGTAATAGGAGGCAGGTTCACGCACCACCGCGAACGGCTGGCGGGATCATCTTGATTGCTTCGTCCTCGACTTCAGCGACTCGGCGCAGCCAGCCGCGACCGAAGGTGCCGAAGGTGCGAAGCTGCCGGTAGTAGTCCCGCCGCATATCCTGATACTGCATCACGCAGTGGTCGAGGCCGCGAGCCCTGACGGTTTGGTCAACCAGCGAAAGTGTGCGGGGACCGATGATGCCGTCGTCTACAGCCCCAACCAGCCTTTGCAAAAACTTGGCCCCGCGCCCAGTGCCGGCATTGACCGAGAAGTCAAAGACGCAAAGATCGAGCCCCGCCGGGATAGAGTCGCAGTGAACCTTGTCCCAGTACTTAACTTTGTACAGCGCCTTGACATGATCGACAGTCAGGCCGCGCATAATCTTTTCAGATACAGGGTGACCAACCCACTCTTCATAAACTCGCTGAGTAACGCCAAGATTAGTGCGGCCACCGGGATCGGCGGGATGATTAACATAGCCGCCTTCGTGGTGAAGGATTACCTTTAGACAGGCGTCAAAGTTTGCCTTCGCCATTGGTTTTACTCCGCCCAAGCCAACCCTGCACAGTCCGGGTTTCAAATATGCGAATGGTCGTCCAGAGAATCGTGATTAGTGCAGCGATATTAGGAAGCATCTGAAACAGCGTCCCCAGCATGGTGCCAACTGAAAGCGCATCAATCAGATGCTTGACGCCTTCGGGAATGTGCCTCCAGATGTCGTCGTCGCTCATCATACCACCATTACTGCCACAATGATAGTTAAAGCGGTAGGAATAATCATGTCAAGAAAAGATTTAATATTCCAAACACGCCCCTGAAGCCCGCCGTGCCACGGCATATTGGCGCGAATGCCCAAGCCGTACCGCTCAATCCAGCGATACTCAGCTTGGGCATGCTCGCGGCCAATGAAGAGTCCAACGCCCAAAGCCGCGCCGGCCCACCAGTTTCCGGTGGATAGACCGATAACGGCCTGCATAAGCAAGGCTAGGGCGCCGTGCAGCATTATGCGGCAGCCCAAGGTAGCGTCGGACTCACGACCGGCGGGTTAGCCTGATCTTCGATCTGCTTGGCCAAGTTGGCTTCGAGGGCATCGACCTGCTCTTCGCCAAGGGCGTCCTGCACCCAGCCGATAACCTGCTCTTCGGTCAGGTCGGCGAAAGACACAAAGTCAGCATCCGGGTCCAGCGTCAGGCCAATCGAGCCGTAGGCTGAGCCGTTGTAGGTGCCGTCAGTGGCGTTAAGTCGCCAGTGGCACGCGAATACAACGTCCTGTTCACCTTCGTATTCAGGATAACAGTCAAGCTGCGAAACGGTCCAAGTGTTGGTAATAGCCATAGTTACTTCCCTTCGAGTTGCGCCACGCGGGCACGGAGAGATTGGAGTTCAGCGATCAGGTTGGCGATAATCTCAGGCGCGGAGTAGTCCATCGCCTGCATCTTCTCCCCGTCCTTCTCGCCCGTGGCGATCTGCGTTTCGGATACTTCCTGAACTTCGTGGGCCAGCAGACCGATAAAGCGGCTACCATCGACCTTCCAACTACCCTGAACCGGCTTGAGCGCGTCAATGTAGGCACCGCTGTTCGTGATCGGGCCGTCTACGTTCTTGAGGCGGTAGTCGGATGAGGTGTTGTAGGTGGTCGCCGTCGTGCTGACAGTCACAGAACCAACCTGCGTCTGTGCGCGACGGAAAAGGAGCAGATCACCGTCGCTGCTCTGCCGGTTCATGTCACCAGCTTCGGCGTTTGCGTTGGTCGCGGTGAAGCCTGTTGGCAATGCAACAAAGCCGGTCACGGAAGTAGAGGTAGAGGTTTTACCCACCAGCAGGTTACCGCTAGCGTCAATCCGCGCACTCTCAGCGCCACCCGTCCGGAAGCGCAGCGGGCCATACCCACCCGCAGCAAACGAGGCTTCAAGACCGACACCGTTAGCCCCGGACGAACCATCCAAGTCGATGTTGAAGGTTGACCCGGCGCTGATAAAGGTGGGACTTCCATTAACGGTCAGGATGCGCCCAGAAACAGGGGTGGAAGTTCCGATGGCGACGCTACCATTACCCGTAATCCGCATACGCTCACCGTCTGCGCCACTGAAGACGTAGCCGGTGAAGCCAGACTGGTTGCCGTAGAAGTACAGGAGGCCGTCGCTGGTACTACGACCGATGTCGTAGTTGAACGTGCTGCCTGCACCGAGGCGGAACTGGTAGTTACCCGCGTTGACGATCTGGAGCGTCTGGCCCGGCGCAGTCGTCCCGATCCCGACGTTACCGCTGCTGTCGATGCGCATGCGTTCAGCGCGGGCGTTATTAGCTCCAGTATTAACGGCAAACGCCGCGCCCCCTACGACCGTCTGAAAAGCCCCGGAGCCGACGAAGTAAAATACTGCCCCAGTTCCGGGATCGGAACCACCGACACCACTACGGATTGTCCCAGCAACATCCAACAAAGAAGCAGGCGAACTCGTCCCGATCCCGACGTTGCCGCTGGTGTCGATCCGCATGCGCTCAGCAGCACCAGTAATAAACCGCAGCGCATTCGTAATGCCGCCTGAGCCGGTGCCGTTGTAGGCAAGAATGCTGGCGCTGTTGTCGGCCATGCCGATGGTGCCAGAGTTGCCGCGCAGGTAGATGTTTGCCGAGTTGAGCGCACCAATCGAATCTACGGTGCCAAGGAAGTATCCGTTACCATCCTTATCGACGCTAAAGCGCTCAGTGGCGCCAACCTGAAGGGTGACAATTTTAGAGCCCGCAGCAGAGGCGGAATTGGTCACGTTCATCTTGATCGCGTTGAAAACAGTTCCAGCCGCGTTCCAAGTGTCCGTCAGGTCATAAAGGTAAGCCATGATTGTTTCTTAAGCTCCGCACAATCCGCTAAGTACACTCATACAACGTACCAAGCCCAAAAGCAATTCAAAGCCTAGTAGTTGGTTACATCCATAACGACTACTTGATAATCGCCAAAAAGTGTCGGCGTAGAATCACCCGGCGTTGCCACAAGCAGAAATGAGCCAACTTGCACCCCGTTCGTAGCGCCCGCCACTCCGAGCAGAAATTGCTGCGTATTATTGGGCAGGGCGCGGTAGAGCAGCCGCTCAGTCCAACGGGTCAGGAGTGAGGCATAAGTGCGACCAGTATCGTAAGTGGTCGTCGTAGTTCCCGGCCCTGATAGCGTTCCGGTCAGCACGCTTCTGATCCGCATTGGTTTCTCGGCAAGCGAAAACGCCAGATTGCCGGCGGTATCGTAAATCTCAAACAGCTTGCTTGAGGTTGGCGTCGGCTTCAGATCGAACAGCCAGTAATCAATGGTTGTGCCAACAGCCTGCGTGGACAAAAAGTCCCAAACCCAAGTGAGCGAAGTGGGCGTGCCGTTTTCGACAAAGCCAATCCCAGTCAGGCCAGTAAGCCCTGACGGCCTGATCGCCAGCATGGGGTATGTACTAGAATTAGGGCGAGTATAGCTAAACGAGGCCATACTGGCAGCGCTAGGAGCGCCAGATTGCGTATTCGTCACGGTGGTAATAGTGCCCTTCTGAATAAGCACCGGGTTGACCAAGCTGTCGGTAATCTGAACCGTGCCACCATCATTCCAAATTGTTAAACCTGCCGGCATATCAATAAACCCCGTAGAAAATCGCCCCAGCAAAGTCAGTGGCGGTTGATTTAGTCCAACTCATCGTTGTGCCGGAGAAGCTGACAAAGGGATAGCGATTTGATTCATTGGTCGAGGCCGCAATGAAGTAGAACGGCGAGCCCTCTGATAGCAAAGAATTTGTCACGCTACTCGTTTGGTTGCCTGACGTAATGTTTACCTGCCCCAGAATAAAGCCGGTGCGGGTCGATACGTCGATGATGAGGTTGCCAGAGGCATCCCACAACTGGATACCGGCAGGCATTACCAGATACCCAACCGGACACGCAGGACGCCAGAGCTATCGTAGACCCGCAACTGGTTGCTCTCAATTTCCATCCGCTGCCCGCTTGTGGCCGTGCGCAGCAGGCCGATAGTGGCGCTAACTGAAGACAGATCGGTGACGCTTATCTTGGCCGCAGTGACGGCCCCGGCGTTAATCTTGTCTGCCGTAACCGCGTTCGAGGCGATCTTGTCTGCGGTAATGGCGTTAGCGAAGACCTTGTCGGCAGTGATGGCGCCAGTGGCAATATTGCCGGCCTCGATAGTGCCTGCGGCGATCTTGGCGCCAGTGATGGTGTTGGCAGCGATCTGAGTCGCCGTAATCGTGCTGGCGGCAATGTTGCCAGCCAGAATGGTCGCTGCGGCAATCTCATTGGAGGTAACTGCCCCGGCGGCGATCTTCGGCGTGCTAATGGCGCTATCAGTAATCTGAGTGCCGGTAATTTGCCCCGTCACCTTGGCGGCTGAAATGGCCGCAAGTTGAGAATCTGATAGCTGCCCGGTAACCTTCGATGCCGCCACCGCAGCGATTTGAGCGTTAGTTAACTGACCCGTAATGTCGGTTGCGGGAACCTCCGCCGACCAAGACGCGCCAGTGTAGCGGTAGAGCTTGTCTTCCAGCGTCAGGTAGACGACGCGGCCTTCAAACAGATTGGTCGTCGGCAGGGTGGCGACGATCTCATAGCCGCCTTTGGTCTTCGATAGGTTAAACACCTTATCGATAGTGACCGCAGCATATGCGCCACTGCCTGTGGCCCTGATCGTCAGCGTTGCCGTATCTTCATTAGTGTCGAAGCCGCCGGTAATGGTATAGGTCCGGCCAGTGAACGATACAGCGAGCCCCTGCGGGTTACCACCGCTAGGCACCGACAAGCTGAAGTTGGTGCTAATGTCGGTGTTGCCGCTGACGATGACAAAATTGCCAGTAGCCGGCGCGTAGGACACCACATCGCCGTTGGCATAGGCAAACAGGCCGACCGATTCATTGGTGAGGTAGGCAGAGATGGCCGGTGTACCTGCGGCGCCGTTAGCCCCGTTATCACCTTTAGCGCCAGTCGCCCCAGTCCGGCTCTTGGCGATGCTGTAGGTCAGCCGGACAGTCACGCCGGAATAGGATGCGTCAAATTGGGCCGTGGCCGTGTCGGAGCCGGGATCGCTGATCGTATAGACGCCGCTCGAATTGATCGAGTACCAACTTCCGGTGCCGACTTTGGAGAAAGTGACCGTGCCGCTAGTGGTCTTTTCGACAAAGCCGTCAAAGACGCGCATTGTCCCACCGGCACCGCTATAATCGCCGCCAGTGCCGTCAAGCGCGGTCGAAACCACATGGGCCGAGTTGGTCAGGAATGCCGAGATTGCGTTTTCGCCGGGCGTGCCGGTGCCTTGAACGAACAAGTCCCAGTAAACGGTGTTGGTCAGCGCAATGCCGGTCGGCACGTTCTGCTTGGCAATGTAAGTCGCATCGCCAGCCGCGTTGCGGACTAGGTCACCCTTGTTGTAGGCCAGAGATGTCGAGTGGACGCCAGCCGGGTTATTGCGGGTCGCGAAGTCTTCCGGCTTGCCTGAGCCAGTGACCGAATCCCAGACAGCCGTGACCGACGCATCGACGGTGCCGAGAATGAACGGGCTGTTAAGCGGGTTGTAGATCGTCGGTGCAGCAGGCGACACTGGGGCAGAGTCTTCAGCGTCCCACAGATAGATTAGCGGGCTTTCCTCGATCAGTGTCAGCGGCACCTGCCCGTCTGGGCGAATTTCCTGACTGATGACGCGGAACAGCTTATTGCTCCAGCCGAGCGGCTCAAACGAAAGCCGGACAACATCACCAACGGCGCAACCCTGACCACGGGCATTGAAGATAGCGGCAAAGGTGCCACGATACTGGCTGCGCTGCAAAACTTGCTTGGCAATGCGCTGGGCGCGGCGACCGTCCTCGACGTAGGGCAGGTCGAGCGACATAACGCGGTCGATCCCGTCCGGCGAAGCAAAGCCAACCTCTGGGTAGTCCACAAGCTGGTACAAGCTGTTCTGCGATGGGTCGATATACCGACCGCGTACCTTATTGTAGCTATCGGACAGGCCGCGCGTCTGGTTCCACTCAAACTCGCCGATGACATCGTTTTCGTCAAAGTCCAGCACATACTCGGCCAGATCATTGCGCATAATCTCAACCGACAGCTTGCCGTTGCTGTCGCGCAGCGTGCCGTTCATCGAGGCAAGGAAGGTATTAATAATGTTCATGCGGTCGTCGGCATCCGACGCCGTACCGGAGGTCCGGTAGCGCTTCTGCGTGCCACCGATGGCAAGGGTCACGTTCTCATCGCAGATATTGGCTGCGGTGATGAAGCTTTCCATGTCGATGCGATTGGCCGGCACGCCGCAGCCAATCGAAAGCTCGCCGTTGATCTTCCAGCCGAGCAGCCACCAGAGCAGTTGCAGGGCCGGGTTATCGGTGTCGTCAGCCGTCGTGTACGAGCCCCAAGTGGTCTGGTCGTTTGAGCGATGGGCGCCGGAGCCGCCGGGCAGGGTGCTGTCCTTGCGCGGATCATACAGCAGCGCGCCATCACCGATTATGGTAACGCGGGTTGGCAGGCCGTTAACCAGAGGGCTTTCGGTCTTGCTGGAGTTGCCGGTGCGCTTAATCCGCAGATGCACATAGGCGCAGCCAGTCAGCGGCGTGCTACTGCCCCATTTGGAGCCGCCATTGATAATGATGGCATTGGCAACGCTACCTTCGATTCTCGTATTGACGGTCAGGTAGCCAGAATACGTTCCAGAAACGCCGCCACCAGCCGTCCAAGCCTGCTTATCCTCGAACCAAATCTCATCAATCGACTTAACCTTATGCGAGGCAAGGGCGATGATGTAGTCAATGTATTCCTGATTAGTCCCGCTGGCTTCATGGTAGCGGAGATCAAGGTTCATCGCCGTGGTGCCAAACACCGCTTTGCGCGGCGTGGCGGGCTCAAGGCTGACGTTAAGACGCGACAACTGGCTTTTGGGAATGCCGGGCGCCAGCATACTCGACACGCCGGACAGAGCGAGCGTCGCCCCGACTGCGATCATGACGGTCGAAATGGTTGCCGCAGCGCCTACACCCGCAAAGGCAAGGCCAACCCCGATTGGTCCGGCAAGGGCAATTAGCGCAACGCCGGCAATAATCTTTAGGACTTTACCCATTTAGCCGACGCTCCAAGCCTTGTCCCACATCGCTCTGGGCACCCTCTCCAGTCCGTCATCAGAAACGAACCATGCGAACGAGCCCATTACTACACCAATAGAGCCATCAAAAAAAGCAATGTCGCCCCTTTGAGCATGGCTAAGCTCAATCGCAGGAAATTTTGCGTCGATAGTTTCCTCAAGGGTGCCATTACCAATCTCTCTTAGGGCGCGAACGCTGCTCGCGAGGCTGTTATAGGCATTGCGAAATTCTGCCATTTCATCAACGCCGGTGACCGCCTCAACGGCCCCTCCGGTGAATGTGCAGCAGTCATTGATACCGTAGGCAAATGGCTCGTGGCGCTTTTCTGCAATGTACTGCACAAGGCGCTCTTCCCAGTTCGATAGTCTCATACCATTCTCACATCAGAATCAATTCCGCGACCACCACCGCCGCCGTAATAAACATCGCCCCCGCCCGAATAGCCAGAGCCCATACCAATGCCGTTCGCAGCCGAGATTGAGGCGTTAGCGCTGGAATCCGCCGCATCGAAAATCTTCTGCATCAGGTAGGTCTTGCCCGGCGCACCAGAAAGCGTGGCGAGGTAGTTTTCAATCGTCAGCGTGACCCGCTGCTCTTCTGGCGAGCCGCTGATGGTAATGTCGTTCATGTACCCGGTGTAATAGGGAATGATCGAGCCGATCTGCGTTTCGTTTTCGTCCACGCAGTAGAACCACAGCCTAGCCGCCCGGCCCTGCCAGCGCGAGCGGTCGCCGATTGTATTAAGGAAGTCGGTGACGCGCCCCTGCACCAAAGCGCCAAAACGGTCGTAGATTAGCGAGTCGTCGCGCTCTTGAATGAAGGCCAGATTGACCAGCAGCCCGCCGAGCGAGATGGAAACCGTCTCCGAACCGCTTTCGTTGTGCCTAACCGCGCCGACCTCAAGAAGATTGTGGTCGTAGCTCTCGTAAGTGCCATCAAGCTCAAAGTCGCCAGAGCCTACCACGACCTTATCATAAAGACCGCTGGTGGCGCGCAATACGTCGCCGTCCACATCAGCATAGATAAGCATCCGCCAATTTAGGACTTGGCTCGCAAGAGCATTCTGGGTTGTGGCGTCAACCATTAAAAGGCTTCTCGCAGATTAAGGGCAAGGCTGTAAACATAGCCAGCCTCAACTGACAGATTAGGCTCTTCGACCAAGTACATCTTGCAGTACGGGTTTTTGTACTCGACGGAGCTATTATCAGTGATCGGCTGACGTACCGGCGGCTCTACCGCGATTGTCGCCTGCCCAGAACCATTGCTGGTGACATTGGCGGTCACCTGCAAAAGCTGGTCATTAATCGTGACAAACTGACCAGCCTGAAGGACGGTCGTCGATACCGGCCAGCCGTCAGTGGCAATGTTCCTGCCGACCTGATCCACGCCATTGGTGCTAACGGTATTGGCAAGCGCGCTCTGCGCCGTGGGATCGACGGGGACGTTAAAGTCATTGGCAGTGCCGCGAGCAAGCGCGATAAAGGCTCGCCAAGCATTGATGTTTGACGATCCGACAATCGGCGGAAGCTGAAACTGGCACTCCCACCAGCCGCGACCAGAGGCCACGACCTGCCGCCTGCCGGTCCACGACGAGATATTGGCCTGCGTCGGCATCATAAGCCGCCAAGCCATCGTCTGCGGCTTAGGCGTGGCTGGCATCGCAATGGTCGTCATTTAATTGCACCTCCGAGGCGGGGCCGGCGCAGAGACTTGATCGTCGTTGCCTGCGCCGCTGCGATAATGGAAGGCGCCGCCTCAATAATACCCTGCTGGACCTGAGCGCGGACAGCAGCCGGATCACTTGCACCGCGAGCATCTACGTTGATGATGGTCCCGCCGCCGCCAGTCTGTCCAATGCTGCGGTTGGGGATGACGGTTCCGCTCTTGCCCGGCACCACAATTTCAGGGCCTTTTTCGCCAACCAGATACGGCTTATTGGCCGAAACCGGGCCACCAGCAGCGCGGGCTCCAGCCAAGCCCGGAACGGGTAGACCAATGGCGCCGAGGAATTTGGTTACCATGCCGACGATCTGCTGAACGACATAGAGCCGCCACAGTTCATCAATCACCGCATTGATAATGCCGCGCATGCCGTCCTTCCACGACATGGCGCCGGTCAGCATGCCCTTGAAGGCATCGGAGACGGCACCACCAATGCGCTGATAGGATTTATCAAGCTCCTCAAGCTGGGTAATAAACGGCTTGATGACCTTATCGCTAAGCGTCTGAGCAGCGGCCATACCCATCTCTTCAGCGCTCTTAAGCGTTTCCTGAAGCTTGGCCTCCTGATCGTTGGAGAGCTTCGACAACTCCTCGCGCATCGCCTGATCGCCCTTATAGCGAATCCGCTCGATGTCCCGCTCAATCTCGGCCAGTCGCTCGCGGGCCTTTTCAGCCTCTTCGGCGGCGCTTTTACCAATGGACTTGCCGCCGCCAGCGCCAACCTTGGCAATTTCAGGCTGCTTAAATAGGTCGCGAGCAACGGGCTCTAGATCAAGCCCCAAGCGCGATGTGCGCTCTGCGTCAACGGCATCTCGCCCTTCCGCAATCAGCTTATTTACTTCAGCCAGTTCCTTTTGCTGGCGGTAAACAAACATCAGGTTCCCGTTTGCATCGCGCCGACCCTGCTTGGCAATTTCGGCCTCAAGCTCTCCACGGCGCTTGATAAGCTTGGTTAGGTCCTTCTCGGCATTGTTTAGCGCAAACTTATCCGCCAGAAATGCCTGACGCTTCTTGATTAGGTCCGTCAGCGCTTTGCCGGCAGCGTTGGCGCCATTAAAGGTTTCCCAGAGCTTCTGGATTAGCGGGGTAAGCGCCATAGCGCCAATAGTGATCGCCGCGCCCCACGGACCAGCCAAGAAGTTACCGACTCGGCCAGCCGTGCCGCCCATCATGGACATGGCGTAGCCGACCTGACCGATCTGCTGATTGAACGCCTGCGTAATGCTCGACCCAGTAGAAACCGAAGTCGCAAAGTCGTTGATCTGCATGCCAAGCTGCTGCGTACCCTGACGGGCGTTGCGCAGTTCCTTGGACTGGGCATCCAGAGCATTGTTATAGCGAGTGCCGTTGCGGATCACCGCGTCGGTTGAGGTAGAAAGCGCCGAGTTAGCTGACGCGAGCTTCTTCGTTTCAGCCTCAAGAGCGCCGACGCGATTAATCAGCGTGGCAATGGCTTCCATGCCCTTGACGTTCGCCGCAATGTTGAAGTCAAGGTTTTGCTGAGCCACTTTTCCGCCTTTCGCCTTCAATACTGAAGTATGCAGCCCACTCGTTATATTCCGAAACTGTTATTTCTTCAATCTCTGCGATGGTTTTGCCGAGACGATCCGCCAAAGTAATCAGATTATACCTTAGCGGATCGTTTCTTAGTTTTTTTCGTGTTCCTCGACATTGGTGCCTGACATAAGCTCGGCAGCCACACTGGAGATAACCGACACCTCTTCCCGCATCAGAACCGGCTTGTCCTCAAGCGTGAAAAGCTTTTCGCCCTGACCATTCTCAGCCTTGAGAATGATTAGATCGACCATCGCCTCAAACGAGGCCGACTGGAGGAAAGTCGGGTGCTTGCGCTGGATGCGATTAAGCTCCCCGGCGAGCAGGGGGCCGAAGTAGACCTTTTCAGGGCTACCCGGCTCACCCCACGCCGGTACTTCGATATGACGCTTCTGGCTCGTTCGAGCCGCAATCCGCTGTGCGATACTCATACTTATTCCTTTCAGTTAAAATTACGCAGCGGTCCCCGTGGTAAGCGCGCCAGTGCCTTGAAGCGTAATCGTCGATTCAACCATGCCATCAAAGCTGGCCGAAACAGTCTTGCCGGTGACAATGGCGGTGCCATATAGATAGGCATCGCCGGTCGTTGCGCCTTCAGGATAGAAGTTCGCGGTCACTTCAGCGCCAACCACAAGCGCGGTCTGGCCGTTAGTGTCCGTTTCGTCCCAGAAAACATCAACCGTGCCGCTCCAAGCCTTCAGCGTGGTCTTATGAGTCCGCCAAGAATCGCCCATCGTGGTATCTTCCACGGTGTCCGAAGTCTGCTCGATGGAGTACGAACGAATTTCAGCAATCGTATTGGCACCCACCTTGACGGTGCCTTCACTGCCAGTGTGAGTAGCCATTACTCAGCCTCCTTAGTGCTTTTTGACTTGGCCTTGGCAGGTGCCTTGGCCGGCTCTTCAGGCGTCCAACCTATGGTTTGGTAGTAACCCAAATCACAGGCGCAGGCCAGAATTTTATCGCCATTGGCGTTATAGACTGGGATCATTTTCACCGGGCAGTCTCCACATCATTAATGCTTGTAACATATTCGACTGCGTAGACCAAGCGGGCCGAACCGATGCCGGACTCGCCCTCGATGTTAACATCAGTTTCCGTGGAGATAAGAACTGTCGATTTAGCTAGGCCGTTCAGGGTGAAGTCGCCAGCAATGGCCTCTTCCGCCGACACGCAGATATTATCAATCGTGTCTGAGATTGTTGCGCTGGCGCCTTTAGCAAACACCTCCACCACGACATTAATGACGCGGCGCAGCGTGCGAGTCCCAACGGTAATCAGGCTGCTGGATTCATCGCCAGTGTAAACGCAGATCGCCGGCAGCTTGGAATCGTCCAGAGCATAGCGCCGCATCTTATAAACGCTTACCCCGGTGACCGGCAGCCCAGTCACCAAGGTCGCGATGCGGTTTCTGATCTGGTTGCGAACGTGGCTCATGCCTTCTCCAGCATCAGGGTGGTAATGCCAGTCCCGTCAGTAATCACAACGCGAACGTAGTAATTGACTGACCGGATAGCAATTGCATCGCCATCAGCCGCATTTGGGACATCCACAGTGCGGCAGACAAACTGCGGCGCCGGGATCGTGACATCCATCATCTCGGTGATATTGCGGCTCGCCTGCGGCGCATCGAAAATGCCCTGAACCGTTACCGGGCTACCGGCAATCGGCGTATAGGTCGCATTCTCGGCGAAGTCGTCGAGAGACAGAAAGTCAAGCAGGTCTGCGCTAGACTCGATCACTTGAACGCCTTAGCCGGACGACCGCGCCGGGGAGCAACGGGATCGCGATGCTCTATGGCAGGCGCCTCTGCCACCCGGATTTCTTCAGGCGCATCTTCCACTGGCACGAACTTGGCCGAGAGGGCTTTGGCTTCGCGCTCAGAAAGCTCAACGATGTCGCCGACGTTGGCAACGCCTTGGCTGGTTACCACACCGCGAATGCACTTATACTTTGCCATAACCTTCTCCGAATTTTTGCCCATCATCGAGGCGGTAGACAATACCATTATATCCTCCTCAAAGGATTGGGGTGGCCGCGACTTCCAAACGGCCACCCCTCACCAAATTAGCCGTCGTTGTTGTAGGCGAACGACACAGCGTGACGAACCGCAACGTCAACCGTCTGGAGGGCGACGATACGAACCGTGCCGCTCGTCGAAGCGGTGTACGGATCGACCGTCAGGTCCAGACCGGCCCACATGCCGATCAGCAGGTCCGAGAAGTTACCGAAGTAGACGTTCCCGGCGGTGCACTGCTGCGAGCGGATCACGTTGTAGCCGTTGGCCTGACCGTTCTCGATCACGAACATGCCCGAACCAGCGTCCTTGGCCTTGGTCTTCAGACCGCCGTAGGTGGCAGCGTCAGTGATGTAGGCAAGGTTGCCCATCAGAGCGTTGTCTTCGGCAACGGCGGTTTCGAGAGCCACCATTTCAGCGAAGGTCGGAACCGCAGCAGCAAAGTTGGTCGGCTTGTTGACGCCAACAGTGCTGAGGATGCCGGTCGGCTGACCCGACAGGCCGGTGCCTTCCAGAGCGCCCTTGTCGATAGCCAGAGCCAGCGCCTGCGTCAGGTCGTCGCGAACCAGAGCTTCAACCGACGGAGTCGACTGAAGGATCAACTGGCGGGTCATGTCGGTGAACGCACCAACAGTCTTCGGCGTCAGGCTGACAGTGCCGAAGGTCGGTTCCGATTCGCTCGAAGCGCCGCCTTCAGTGCTGATCCAGCCACCAGCCGAAGCAGCGGTCTTCTTCGGGATCGCCACGTTGCCAACCAGACCCGGCATCATGCGGGCGCCGGCCTGCATGACCGAAGCCGAGTTACGCAGAACGTCGATGAAGTCGCCGGCCATCAGGTTCGTGGCAACCAGTTCGTTGTCGTCCGAGGTGTTCAGGTCGCGCTGCTTCCAGACGCCGAGAACGTCAACGGGGACCATGATGCCCTGAGCCGAGCGGCCATAGCGCTGAGCAGCAGCTTCGCCAGCTTCAAATTCGAAGGCAGCAGCTTCGCGCAGACGACGGTCGCCGGGGTTGGCGAGGGCGGCAATGGCGCGAACCAGCGAGAAGCCACGGGCTTCCTTCTTGCTCAGACCAATGTCCTGATTTTCGAGCGGCTTGTCGTTGCCGATCACTTCCAGCAATTCGCCACGGAACTGCTCGATGCTCTTGCCAGAGCGGATAGCGGCGTCAGCGAGGTCGCGCTTGTTGTGGCGCGCACCCAGTTCGATGATGGCGGCGGCATTGCGGGCAGCAGCTTCAGCAGCTTCGGCCCGAACCGCATCCAGATTCACTTCGTCAGCCATTTTGGCCTCCTTTTTGATGGATGGTTCAACGGTAGGTTTGGGTTCGAGAGCAGCCGCGCTACGACCGACGCCGACTGACGGGTCAGCAGGGATCGAAACGACAGATACCTCAAGGGGCGACCACGAACGGACAAGATACGCGTCCTTGTCAGTCGGAGACCGCTCCATTTTGTTGACGCGGTATCCAACGGAGACGTTTCCGCGAATACCATCGACAACATCCTGAAAAACTTCCTGCGCCAGTGCAGAGCGCCCGAACCGGACTTTGGCTCGCAGCACCCTGTCGGCAGAAAGTTCGACAGATTCAATCACGCCGATCTGGCGCTCCATATCGTGGTCGAGCAGCAGCGGTGCCCGGCCAGACGCGAGGAAGGCCATATCAATGGCGCCGTCCTCATGAACAAGAATTTCCCTGCCGAAAGATCGCTCGACCGGAAGCTCCGAAGATACGGCAATGCTTACAGTGCGCTTCTTTTCGTCAACGCCGCGAATATCCATGTCGGTGGCGCGACGCTCAAGCTCGACTACGTTCTTGCGGTCGGCCTCTTCCGAGATAAAAACATACTCAGGGCCATCTTCACCCATGTCTTCTTCAACGTCGATTACAGGATCGCTGTCGATCTCGACCTCAACCTTGACCTTCATCCGCTCTTCAAGCTCTTCAGACACGGCGCGTTCCCCACTGGCCTCCTCGAACAGTATAGCCTTAAAGTCATGGTCAATCAACCAAGCCTTGGCTTCAGTCGGAGTAAAGCGATTTTTGTCAAAACGAATGGCCTGAAGCTCACTGCCACCTTCTGGCAAAATGCCATAAATGAAGTCGATACCTTCGCCGCCTTCATTGTTCTTGCGGCGGAAGCTCTCGTACTTGCTGGGGTCTTTCAGGCGGGCAGCGTGTTCATTGGGATAGGGACGCATTTCGTCAATAGAACGGATCGCCGCGATCTTGGTAAGCGTCGAGAAACGGTGCCCAACCAGCGTTTCGGTAGGTTCGCCATCCCGATAGATGCGGATTAGAGCCGCCGGGTCTTCCTCGGTGGCCTCAATCGAGAACTCGCTATCAGGGATGCCAAGAGTGCCTTCGCGCATGATATGCTCGATCTGACCACGGGCCTTGCCGCCAGACGAATTCCATTCGACGAAATCGCCAACCTTTAGCGCGTCAGGCGCAGCGCGATCTTCCTTCATGCTGGCAACCTTTTCCTTTGACCACGAATACCCAGCGTCACCGCCCCAGAGTGCCCAAGCAATGCGACCGTTCGACGGATAGCCCTTTTCGCCGGGGCGGAAACCTTCTGCTTCCTTGTCCACCTCATGGCGGCTGAAGAAGCTGTACATCCGCTTCACTGTCTCAGGCGAAAGCTCACGGTCGTTGACGATGTCACGGGCGCGGGCAATGCCAACCTCAGTGCCGCCCCGACCGAACTCACGCCGCCAATCGAGGCCGCGCTGGGCCTCTTCTTTCATGCCTTCAGTCGGCTTGAGGCTGGACAACGTCTGCTCCCTTCGCCTGTTCATTGCCGCCAAACGGCGAGAAAGCCAGTGTCAGGCCAAACTGGCTTGCCAGTTCCTGATCGCGCTGCCACTGGCTGAATGTTTCCTCGATGTCCCGGCCATATTGGTTTGACACATCCTGCATCGACATAATGCCGTTATGCATAGCCTGCACAGCAGCACTAATTTCCTTCTGCGGATCGACCCATTGCCAACCACGCGGACGGAAGCTGGTGGCAGGGAAGAACTTATCGAAGCGAGCCGCTGGGATCGGGATGTAACCAAACTCCATAACGTGCATCAGCCACGTTGAGTACGCCGGAATGATGAAATGATCGAGCAGGAACTGCTGCATCATCCGATAGGCGTCACGCTCTTCCAGCGCTCCTTGGCGGATCGAGCTATAAGAAGTTCCCTCTAGGTCATTCGACAGGCTGGCATAGGAAACCGCCAGACCAGATGCGATCCCGCGCAGAATGCCCTTCTGGAACTCAGCAAAGGCAGTCGCCGGATGCGTCGGATCAAACGGTTTAAAGTCCACACCAGCGGGAAGTTGATGGAACGTACCGGGCTCAGCATCAATAATCGGAACGGAGTTATCATAATCATCAGCGGGTGCATCTTCTCCGCTATCTGACGTAAAAAAGCCCATCTTTGATGCAGCCATGCGGCTGGCAACCAATTCAGCCTCGCGGTGAGCGTTCAGCATTTTTAGCTGGCTCATGGCGGGCGCCATCCAAGGCTCGCCACGCGTCTGTCCGGCCCGTTCCTGCCTGTAGACATGGATAATGTCCTTGGCCGGAATGCGAACTGATGGATTCTGACTGATTGACGAAAAGTCGTAATCGCCGGGGTGGCGAGGCTTAACCCAGTAGGCCACCGGACGCTGATTGCTATCGACCTCAATGCCCATGCGAATTTCATGGCCGTTTCTGAGGCGCTCATTCTTCATTTCATCAATCTGGTCTGGCTCGACCGGATGAAATGCCATGCCATGCGCAAAAGAACGATTGCGGACAATCTGTACGAAAATCTCGCCATCGCGAGCAGTTGTGGACATCACCAACTTTTGAAGATCAACCCATGAGAGCCGACCATCAGCCGTGCAGTTACCCTTCAGTCCAAACTGGAACCAAGCGTTCTCAATGATATTGTTGCCGATTACATCAAGGCTATTATCAGTGTTGCGCGCCTTTACCTGAAGCGTCACACCTTTATCGCCAACCACATTGGTTTCAAGAAGGCCAAGATACCGCTTTACATAGACATCATCGCGAGCCAGCGCACGGGCGCGGTTTCGCATAATGATAAGATCGGGCTTTAATTCGCTGTCGGCGCTCTTGCTAGAGGCCATGAAGTCAGCGAACAAGCGACCCGTGTTAGCAGCATGATATGCGCGCTTACGCATGGGAGATGCGCTATTCTTTTGCGGAAGCCCCAAAATCTCTCGCCAAAGGCTCATAGGAATCGCACCTTCATCGTGGTCTTGGTCGGCTTTCCGAGAGCAATTGCATTGTCCCGACGCTCCTTAGACACTTCCTTACGATAATAATCGCGCCATTGCAAAAGATCGGCGATGCTCATCTTTGAGATCGACCGCCCCTGAATGCTATAACTGCTTACATCCTTGTCGGCACGGCCCTCAAGCAACGACTCGATCTTATCGAGCATAATCTCGGCATGAGTGCGGGGGTCAGAGCCGTTATTGTCGAGATCGGGAATGGCCTCGAACTCGCCGCGCTCGATAACGATGCGGTTGCCAGTGGCGGTTTGGACAATCTCAAGCTGCCAGTGATAGAAGCCGGGCTCAAATGCGGCAGAAGTGGCGCTCGAAACCTGAAAAAGATAATAGCCGGCCCGCTCTGTCGCGGGAAGCTTGATTTCCGACGATCCACCCTGAGAAACACGCGCCACATATTCAGCGGAATAACTTGCAGGCGGGTAAGATTCGGCAAGCGCCGTCTTTTTCCACTGGATGAAGTCGCCAACCACTATCTTAAGCGGTTCGCCCTCTGGAGCATTGCTTTCGTCGAACAGGTTAGCCATCAGCCCTCAACGCCAGTTATTCGCAAATCCGCCCTTTGGTCTTGCCCGCTTGGGGCCAACCAGTGGATGCGGCTTCGCCACCTCCTTCGGGGCTGCAACTTCCGCCCTACGCTCCACATTAGCATAAAAGCGGCGAGCAATGCTATCCATATTCACATTTAATATGTGAAAGGCAGCAATCGCGTAAACACGAACGTCCAGAGCCTCGTTTCTGGTGCGGGTTTTCACCCAAGTTCTGGTCGGATAACCCTTGTGATATTTGATGACCTGCTTTTCCGCCGTCAACTGCCGGAAGTATTCATCATCCCGCTTGGCCTGAAAATGGCAGTAGCCGGGGCCTGCTTCGTCAATTCTTAGCCGGGCATAGTGCAGTTCCTTGGCCGTATCTACGCCAATGGCATATAGCGGCACCTTGCCGACGTTGTTTTTGCTGGGGCGACCCACGATTGGCTTACCCTCGCCGCCGACACCCTTGATGGCAAACACCCGGTGGCCGGCGCGAGTCTTGGCATAGTTATAGACAGCGCGGGTATGATGACCGCCGGAGTCCACGCAAGTAGCGCGGATAAGCATGGGCTCGCCAATCGGATGCTCGTATGTCGCCAGAATAATCTCATCCAGTTGCGCCCAGAGGCGCGGCGATGACGGATCGCCGTACAGAACGTGATATTCGATCTGCCAGCTTTCCTCCCCGGCGCCCCAGCCGACCACTTCGACCTCAAGGCGGTCGTCCTGTACGTCAACGCCGGCAGTCAGCAGCACGACATCCTCTGGGATGCCATCATAATCCTCTTTGCGCTGCGCCACGGCATAATCATCGACGCCGTCGCCCTGATCTTCCCAAGTCTCAGCCAGAATAGTGTTAACGAACGTCTTAAGCCGCATCGGATCCTTACGGCAGGCCAGAAACTCCTCAACCGTATCGACCAGATCGACCCAAGGGGAGTACAGCGCATTGAACCAAAAGCCGGCAGCGCCGTTAAACTTGGCCGTAGCCACCCATTGCCCGCGCGAGACAGCCGCATGCCGCTCGCTTTCCGTCCAGCCGGCACCGCATTCCGCGCAGTGGTAGCGCGCCGTCTTGGGATTATCGTCTTCCCAGTTAACGTTGGCCCAGAGCAAAAGCTGAGAATGGTCGCAATGCGGGCAAGGGACATAAAACTTGCGTTTATCTGTCTCCTCGTATGCGTCCTCGATCCGGCTCGCACCCCGATTGGTCGGGGTCGATACCTGAATTATCTTCCGGTTCCAGAACGTAGCCGCTCTGCGCTTAGCCAGAGAAATTGGGTCACCTTCTTCACCTGCCGAAGGAGGGTATCGGTCAACTTCGTCGCATAGGACAACGCGAATAGGACGAGAAGCAAGGGAAGATGGACTGTTAGCCCCAACAAGAGACAGAGCGCCACCAGCAAAAACCTTATGCAATGTCGTATTATTAGCATCTTTGGCCCTACTATCGTTAACCAGCCCACGCAGAGCCGGGGTTGGACGGATCAGACCGGCGGTGACGCGGTCCTTCGAGAAAGACTGCGCCATATCGACGGTCGGCTGCATCACCAAGATCGGGCAAGGATCGTGGTGCATGTGATAGCCAATGGTATTAAGGATCGCCTCTGACTTGCCGGACTGCGTGCCGCACATCACGACGACTTCGCGCACCGACGGGTCGGAGCAGGCGTCCATGATGCCGCGCTGGTACTCCGCACGCGAAGTATACCACCGACCGGGCTCAGCCGAAGATTGGGAGTCCAGCCGCCGCTCGGCATCTGCCCACTCGGCAACGCTCAAGCGCGGCGGCGGGGTGAGGCGACGCATTGCGTTAGCCATCTGGCTAAGGGCCTCCGCCCTAATCGTCTGGTCTAAGACAATCATGACTTCAGCTTGTCGATCTTACGAGGCCGGCCCCGCTTCTTGGGCGCCTCATCTTCGGCAATTGCATCTGCCGGCGCCGCAGTTCCGGTCGCCACGGGGTCAACGCTAGGGTTATAGTTAGCTAATTCGCTTAACGCCTCGCGGACTGCGTCTTCCAGCCGTTCCTTAATGACGCTGACATCGCTGGTGCCAGCCACAATGGGCGCCATCTTGGTCGGGACCGCCAGCATCTTGGCCCGGCAGGCGTGCAGGACACTTTCCCACGCCTTCACCACATCTGCGGTAAAGCACATGGTCGCCTTGATCCGCTGAAGCTCTAGCTCCGCGATCTCGGCTTCCGCATTAATCTTGCGGGTGCGGGCTTCGTCATAGGATGATCCTAGAATTACACCGCCAGTAGAATTTTTCTTATCCATCAGGTTCCGAAATACGCCAAAAATTCCGGGAAGGCAAATGTAAGAAGCTGCGCCCGCCAGTTTGATCGGCTGTTACCTAGCGCATTTATCGTCCCGCATCACTGCCGAGCGGTGTCTTTATGGCGCAGCGTGATCTTACTGACATTGGCGCGAAACCTTGTCTAATCGGAAATTCCTCAAGAACAGGTCTCAAAAATCGTCTTTCTAGATTTGTGTCGGGGTCCTAATCACCCGCAGGGGCGGGGGCCGTGGAAGGACCCGAAGGGGCCGTGGCCTGCTATGCAAGGCGCGTGCCAACCGGGCTAGGCGGCACGCGAATCAATCGGACAAAAGAAAAGGGGCCATGCGGCCCCTAGTCTATAAGCTTTGCGAGCATTGCGACTCGCCTGTTGATTGGCGCGCGCCCCGTTTCGAGTCGCCTATAATGCCTTTCTGTTATGGCCAGCGACTCCGCTGCTTTGGCTTGCGTTATGCCCCGCGCCTTGCGCCATGCCATTAGGTCAATCATTGCTGAGCCCCTTCAATAGCGCATGGATCATTGCAGCTTCCCGCTTCCCTATCTTTGCGCGGCTATGGCGATTGTGCGCCCGGATAGCGTGGTCAACCGCTTCCTTGTTGTACTCATGCGATGGACTATTGTCCGTGATAACAAATCCAGTCATTGCCCTATACTCCCATTGCCACGGTTGAAGCTTTGCGCTTGCTGGCGCCATGCGCAGGAAAGCCAATAATGGCTTTGCGCCCTATTTCCGCGCATAGTCCGCAACTAGCACAATTCACCTTGTCCGATATAGTCGCGGGGCAAATTGCCACCTTGCGCCCCATAGGTGTTACCGTTGCGCGCGTTTGTTCCGCTGGCAGAACAACAACAACAGGGGCAATTCCCATATCTGCTAGGCTGTCCGCTTCAGCTAGGTTATCCGCCGATAGGTTAACCGCAAAGCCGGACTCGTTAGCTTGCGCCACTAATAGGGCATTGCCAATGTTTTCGGGGCAAGCGCTATCGGTAACCGGCTTATGGGTATAGGTGAATCCCCGCTTTCCCTTGTTAGCGCGGATTAATTCCGCCATTGGCGCGGGATCGATACTGTCACCAATACCCGGCAAGTCCCCTGCCTGATTATGTCGCCATAGCGTGCCTTTTGGAAGCTTGCGTATTTCTTCCATTGCGGAATCCCATGCAATGCCGGCTTTTCTTTCCGTCACCTTGCGCCAGAATAGGGCCAGCGGCCCGGCTTCCGCATAGCATCCATTGCGCTTCAAGGGGCAGGCTTCCGGACAAGATTCCTCGCTAGTAGTAGTAACGGGAATCGGGCCAGTCTTTGCGTTGCGGCTAACGCGCGTAAAAGCGATATGATGAGTCATGTTAGAAATTCCCTAATTTGATTGAGAAAGGTCGGCCAACGCGCGCCAGTCCTTCGCCATGATCCCGAAAGCGAGTCACCTTTCCGGCGCTGCAATCGACAACAAACAAGCCATTATCGCCCGGCTCGAATGAGTCGCGATAAACGCCTAGCGACAATCCGCCGGGAATCTTTTCATGACAAAAGCCAATGAAACGCGCGGCGGCATAGCCGGAATTGTTTTTGCGCATGCTAGGCGCAGCCTGCTCGAGCCATTCGCGGACATTGCTTCCATCATGGTGCAGATAAACGGTGACTCCCTGCTTGTCGTCAATGTCGATAAATTGAATTGTTGCACGATTACCCATGTTAGACTCCTGTTAGCTAAATTAGTTGGACCATTCGCGGGACCATCCATATTCTCGAAAATCCCGGAACAGACTCCACCAATTGCGCTTGATCCAATGATAGCGCCATTTTGCTTGTCCCCTTGTTAAGCCGGGCCAAACTTGATCGGGCTCGTTATTGCCGAAACGGACATAGGCGCAATACGTTTCCTTATACGGCATTGCCGGACTCCTTATAGACTGGCAGCGTTGATTACCGCCGTTAGGCGCTTCCATTCGGCCCACGCCCAACGAATATCATCAGCGCTTAGGGCGCCGTTGCGTTCAGCAGTGGTGAAAAGTTGCACTAGTTGGCTGCGCTGCGCGATTGCGCGTTGGGGCGTCATGACGTTCCCTTTCAATCAATAGCGCCAGCGGTGATAAGCTCAGCGCGTTCGCATTCGGTTTCGGTTAGGTTGCTGCAATCGGTGCTAGGCCATGCAAGCCACGCGATAGCTAGGGCGATAAGGGCTAGGGCGTATTTCATCTCAATTGCTCCGCGCGCCCGTCTTAGGGCCAAAGCTCCATGTAATGCGGCGGCCCAGTAGCAGGCAGGCCTCGTAGCTGAGTGGAGTGTCGTAAATCAGAGTGGCAGGCCAGTCAGCAGGCGGATTATCCCGCACATTTCGGATCAGCGCGCGAAGTTCGTCATTCGAGAGAGTGTGCAGATCAGTAGTCATGTCAGTAGCTCCTAAAACGATGAATCATGCCTAAACCGGACATTTTGCCCCGTCAAGCGGAAAAGCGGACATTTTCCCCGCTGGCTCATTTTTCCCGAAAAAGTCACCTTTCCGCCCGGCTCTATAAATAGGCGCGCGGCGGCATTGCCTCGTTCATGTTAGGGCTGATTTTTATGAACGGGGACCCCTAACCCCCCATACGATTTATGAGCCCCCATACGATTTATGGGCCAAGCGGATAGGGGTGCGGCGGCTGGGGCCGGGCCGGGGACCAAACGGCAAACCAGCCAGACAAACCCGGTATACGATTTACGAGCCATCGAGCGGGAAAGGCCGGCCAGCAAACCCCCTGTGCGATTTACGGGCCAAAATTGCCGGTCACTGGCGGAAGCGCCATCGAAGTGCAAGCCAGACTAATTTGGGCGCCGCTCCGTCTTAGGCTCGGCTTGGCGCGGTGGAAATTAAGGTCGCAGCCAACGGCAATGCATCCAGCGCCCCAGATACAATTAGGGGCCGCTAAAGCGTCAGCCCTAGCGACCCCCACCCCCACCTATATACCCCCACCCCCTTAGTGGACCCTACGCGGCCAGTGGACCCTTCCGTGGACCCTTCGCCAGCCCCAGCACCTTAGCGCATTCATCGGCCCAGAAGCCGGGGCAATATACGCCCTCGCCATCTACCACCCTATCAACCCCCTGCGCCTCCATGTTGGCAAGGATCAGCATTAGGTCATTAATCAGCGCCAATGCGGCGGCGTGGTTTGGTCCCTCAACAGGAAGATTGTCGTTCATATCAAATCCTAGACAGATAACGCTGAATGATCCGGTTAAAGTGCAGCGGCAGACTGTAAGCAACCTGCTTCTGACCGACACCGAAGTAATCGTAGCGCTTTTGATATGACACCGACTGGGTGAGCGCAAGGATAATTTTGGTCGAGGTTCCGTTACGCTCAGCAATGGCAATCGGCCTACCGCCACGGCGGATCACAAAGTAGCTGGTCCCGCCCCTGTTCTTCTGCCGGTTCTTGGGCATCGACTGCCGCGCCATATCGGACAGCCCGCCAAGCTGATGCAGCATTTGCGTATACCTAGCGCCAGAAATGTCGCCAGACGAGTTTTTCGGGTACTCGCTGCCCATGACACTAAAGCCATTACCCGGCAGCAGCCCAAGCCCGGCTAGGCGACGCTCAGAGCGCTTCTGCTGGCGGCTGCCGCCAAACACATGCGGCTTGACAATATCCTCTGGCGACTTGCCTACCGGGAAAAACTCAAAGTACGTTCCAGCCCCACCTACACCGCGCCCCATCTTACCGCCGGGATAGCGCTTCTTCAGCCCCCGCAACACATACGGCGTCGGGCTGTTAAACACCTGCTTCATTTCGAGCGTCTGGCGGGTGTGGAGGTCGTCTACCGTCTCAGAAAGCGCGCCGGTCACCGCCTTGCGGATAATATCGGGCATGCCCGACAGCTTCCTGACCGACTCGTTAAAGTTCGAAGTATCGACCTCCAGCGCAATCACTCGGCATCGCCCTCCCAGAGCCCACACCAGTTGTTAGGCCCAACCACCGGGTTAAAGAACCGTGGCCGACCCTGATCGTCCAGATTGGTAAATACTGGCGGCGATGCCTTGCAGTAGCCATGCGTGCCGGCATGCGCCTCATGGTAGAACCGGCAGTTAGAGCAAACCTCAGTTGTCATTCTCAAGAACCCCAATCAATTTTTCGATATACCAATGAGCCTTCTGCAAATCCTCAATACCGTTTTTCCGCTTCCAGCGCCATAGGTACTTTATGGCATTGGCAGTGCAAACCGCCTCAATCCCATTTAGCCCCTCGACCGCCGCATCAATTGCGTCAATGCACTCAACCTTGCCTTGGTAGTGCGCCGGGTGATTAACCTTATCGACCATAAAATTCGGTCCTTCCTCTAAACTCGCCATAGAACAGATACCAGCAGCAGTTGTCCTTCCCGGTCATCTTGCTGTCAGCGATCCACTTGACCCTGCCGACACTAACGATCTTCACCAGCCGATCAAGATAGGGACGGGCCTGCTTGGTATGCATCCAGTCCGCATCAAACAGCAACCACGTTGGCGCCTGATCTGACAGATGCTCAATCAGCGGATGCAGGATGCCCCTATCCCACGGCGGGTTGGTAATGAAGAAGGTCGCATCGCCAATTCGCGCCTTGAACGCATCCAGAGCTTTCACCGACTGGTCCTGCGGCTCGATGTCACTGGCGCTCACGCAGTGATGCCCATGTCGATGCAGATGGCTCACCAGCACACCATCGCCAGCACAGGGCTCGACGAACATGGACCGTGTTGGCAGGTGCCCCAGCAGTGGCACCACAGCCTCATACGGGGTGGGATAAAAGTCCCTTTCCCGACGCTCAAAATCTGATCTCTTACCCATTCTAATTCTCCTCGTACTGGAGGCCTCCGCATCGGGTCGGTACACCGTACACATCCTATAGGATGTGTGTACGGTACGGTACCGCCGCTCGCCTTGCCCCCTACCGTGTACCGACCCGTGTACCGCTATAGTACACAGCATTGTTTTTATTACATTTCTTCCGGTACACCCCCAAAAGTACCGCGTGTACCGCCCTCATTTTTCCGCACCATCATGCCCGAAGCCAGTTCAGGGCAAATTATGGCCCATCCATGCCCCTGTGGGGACACCACTTCGGCCACTGTTAGCACCCCGATTAGCCGCTTTGGATCGCTTGCCTTGAGATGCTGCTTGGCGGTGTTTTCACTGCAATCCATCTTGAGCTTGACGTACTCAATCAGGGCCGACCGAGAGATATACGGCGCCCCGT